TAGGAAGAGCCCTTATTCCAAATGAAACTTGTTTTTATTCAATCCCAGCTAATCCTATTGATCACTCAATAGATGTAGTCTATCATACCGCCATGTTTTCAAAACTGATTAGTTCGCTTGGCTATAAGCCTGTCTCTATGCTAGAATCGGCCGCAATAGTGTACAGTAATTGTGCCGCCGAAAATTTCAGTGCCATTGCTCTCAGCGTGGGCGCGGGAATGCTGAATGTTTGTTTAATGTACCAGACTATGGTAGGGTTATCTTTTTCTATGATTGGAAGTGGTGATTGGCTTGACGAAATGGTGTCGAAATCGACGGCTAGCACAGCCGGACGTGCTCAATCCGTGAAAGAACGAGGTATAAACCTTCTTGATCCCAATGAGGGGGACCCTAAAACATTTAGGGAGAGGGAAGCATATATAATTTATTACAAAAGTCTTGTTCTTAGGGTGTTGAATGCAATAAAAATAGAATTTTCTAAACAACAGGGCCTTGATTTGCCTAATGCTATTCCTATAGTTCTTTCTGGAGGATCCTCTCTTCCCAAAGGATTTAAAGAGCTTTTTGAAGCAGGGTTTAATACCGTTAAAGATAAGTTCCCTATACGAGTATCCGAAATAAAAATGGCTTCATCTCCGCTAAATGCGGTCGCTCAAGGGCTCCTAGTCGCGGCCATGAACTATGATGAAGGAAACAAAAAATAATGTTCCAAAATTTATTATATGCTGTGAAAAGCCGATTTATGGATGAAGTTGAACTTGCGTTCGACCAACATCCTGCGTTTGATCAAAAAGTCAAAGTATATAATAAATTTCCATACATCGAACGAGTTCAATATGGTTGCATTTTTAAAAATGCATCCGCCACTCAAATTCGTTTGTCGGCCGATAATTTTATGTCGGATCTTTTTTCCCATGTGCGAGTTGGGCGCCAACAAAACTATCCCGGCCTCGCCATTGAATGGGTTCGGGAAAATGAGGGCTATGTTACTGAATATATAACCGAAGATGTCTCTGCCCAATTTAATGGAATTAATTATCCTCAACGGCAGTTCACAACCTCGGTACCCATCTGTGCTGGGCCAGGGGAAACGCATTACGCGACCGACCCAGGACAGGTATGCGTCAAAGTAAATGGATTTCCCCATTTTGCCGAATTCGTTAACGGGGAAACAGGTGTTGTATTACTTAAACGTAGTCCAGAACTCGGGGCCGTAGTCACCATATCGTACCATCAACGAAGAATATCGATACCGGCGATTTATGTAATTGATTTCATTGAGGATAATCAGTTCACGGTGGCGCCAATCTATGTTGTCGAAAAAGAAGTTATTATTGCGAGTACAACTGGAACTGAGACCTCGGCAACATTGGACAATGGTGGAGTGGACCCTGACACGGAAGACATTTATATTGCTTATAAAAGTGGAAAGATAATCGATACTCTGATTCGGGATGTGGACTACTCCATAGATTATTCTACGGGAGTGATAACTTTTTTACCGGGGCATCCTCTACCCAGTAACCGTCAGCTTCTGGCGGATTATCATTGGCAACCATCGGATTATTACAATGGGCCTTATACTTTTGTGGAATATCAAGAATTTCACACGGTTATTCCTGGCGTGATTATATCGATCGGCCGGCGTGCGAAGAAGGGGGACCAGCAAGTCGTTATCGTGTCCCAGTTCCGGGAGCAACAGGCGAAGATTTATGGAGGGCACTGGACTATGGCCCTGGATGTGTCCGTTATTGCCAAAGATCCGATACAAATGGCCCAGATGGCGGATCACATCGTTTCACAATTATGGGGTATCAGAAAAAATATTTTGGAATTTCAAGGTATCACTTTAAATTCGGTTGAGCCAACGGGTGAAACTGAAGAGGTCCACATAGAGACCACGGGAGATTTGTATTACGAATCTTCAGTCGCAATTAATGTCCAGACTGAATGGCAGAGTTTCGTCCCTTATGTGTATTATTTTAGGTTAAAAAATATTATTTTGTGGCCCTCTTTGTCTCCTGTTTTTAAGGCTCCTGTTGTTGGATATGAGAGGCTCACCTAATAATAATCTTTTAATAGAGGTGCCATAGATACGTTTAAGTTTAAAACGAAAAGGAAAAATCCAGATGCCATTATACGAATATGAATGCAAAATATGTGGTTGTGAGTTCGAGGATCTTGTAGGGTCCAAGGAAGAAAGCGATTCCAGGCCGTGTAAAAAATGTGGGGGTAATGCTGAAAGAAAAATGAGTCGCTTTGCTTCGGTTATCGCTGGTGGTAGTGGTACCGAGCCGGTAGACTTAACAATAGGCCGGGAAGCTGATAGACGCTGGCAGATGCATTATGATAAACAAACAAAGAGGCGTGGCGAAAAAGAGCTGAAGACAGTAGACCTTCCTAAGACCAAAGATGGAAAATATATGCCCGTGATGGGGCTTGGTGATAAAGTCCAGAAAGAAAAAAGACAGGAATATACGACGGCTTTGCAAGAACACAGACAGGAAAGGGAAAAGAAAGGCCAGCTTCAGTTTACCGAGGCAGGGGCTTTTTAGGTCTGGATTGTTTCTCAGATACATATACTAAATAAAATTAAGTTTAAATCCAAATCAGATTCAGATCACAAAGAAACAAAAAATGAGAAACAAACCTTATCGGAGGTATAAACATGGGTATCGGTCCCTTTCCAAGTTTTGCATTCCCGGGTGTCTATACACAGACGCTTGACCAAGCACCTACCGCGACCGCTGCAGGCGAGCTCCGTATCCCGGCTTTTATCGGTGTGGCCGCGGACACAATTCCAACAGCCAATTATGAAATGATCCGCGGATCGAGTTCGATGGCGGACAATCCCATTACTGAAGATGTTTCCATTCAGGTTAATGGAGCCAACCGAAATTTCCAGGTTACATATTTTCCCATCGTCATCGGAGATGGAACTGGTACGACCACGACCAATGTTAATAACGTTATTGCAACTATTAACGGAAATCCAGTCCCTGTAGCAACCGTCGACGGCGCTACCGGACAGGTTTATCTGGTCGACATTCCTTCTATTGGAGATATAGTTCTTCTCTCCTATTATTACAAACGCCATGATGATCTCCATACCAATGAAGATGTCAGCGACCAGGCGGATGGCATTACAACGACTTTCCAGACCAATTACTATCCGATCGTTAAAGGGGATAATGGCGGAACTACAACCACGGATCCAACAAATCTTTCCGTTACTGTTGGTGGAAATCCGGCCACGATCGTAGCTGTTAATGGGGGCGAGGGACAATTTACTTTGAGTACTGCTCCAGCTTATGGGCAGAAAGTTCTTGTAACTTATTATTCAAATGAATATCAACACACGTCCGATATCATTCCGTATCCCAATGTTGTAAGTATTGATATGATAGGGCTCGCTCCTGGAACCTCCGATTTTATTAATGGTACGGATTTTATTCTTGATACGTCGGGTTCTTTTAATACGATCAACTGGGGCCAATCCTATAAAGTTGTCCCCGGTACGACCACGTATGGATTCCCTTCTCTTACCACGGATATTACCGGAACGCTTTTTGACAACCTGAATTATCTGAGGCCTTCCTCGACGGCGCCCGATGGAACAAAATATACCTTTGCCATCGAGAACGTTCCAGTAACGGGAGAGGGTCTGGCAATACCTACGGAGAATCCATCTTTACTCGGCGGAAGCACTCCGAGCACGGCATATTTTGGTCTTGACCCAGTGGATTCAACTGCCATAACGATCACTACAGTCGAAGCCACGACAGGAACGTTCCAGGTCTCTGACCAGACTCGTCCGTCTGCTGGAACGACTGTTTATGTCACCGAGTATGTTAATTATATGAGAGATGATGTTTGGACGATCACCGATAAGACTTCTGGAGGAGTTGGAACAGGAGTTTATGGAGTCTCTGGAGCAAATTCTGGTGTTGCCATGGACGTCCAATATTCGGCGGCTAGTACTCATGTAGCAGATGTAAGTTTCATTGCATCTGATGCCGGTAACGATTTCCAGGTTATTCCTGGATACGCAATTGCGGAGACTGTTACATTAACTTTTAACAGTGCAATCTCTTATACGGTTTCCTCCAATGTTGGTTCAGGAACAGGTAGTGCTGGAGATAACACCGGATACCTTAATCAAACCTATATCGATAAAAAGACCGGTTTCCAGGTCACCCTTATGAGCCGGGTAGGTTTGACTTATGTTCCTACGGATTATATAGGTTATACAGTGTCTCCAGATATTGCCGTTTCCGATACACCGACCCGGGCCATCCCAGGTCTAAAGTTGGCGATACCCACGACCGCAGGAATAAATCTTGGCGACACGGCCGTTATTAATACATACGCCCGTAGTGGGGTCGAGCCGAATACAGGAGATTTCTATTATGTCTCCTTTGAGTCATCTCAGAATTTTGACTCCAACGGATTAACAGTGGCTCAGGTATATGTTAACGAAGCTAATGTCCTTGCGAATACGGGAGCCCTGACCATTAACAATAAATTAGGTCTCGCTGCCCATCTGGCCTACCTTAATGGTGCCACGGCCGTAATCCTTCTGCAGATCGAGAAAACTGTTGGAGGAACCGATGCTCCTGATTCAAGGTACATTGCTGGTATCGATTATTTCAATGAGCCTCTGCCTGGGGACATTCGTCCAGCCCTTATTGAACCAGTGACCACGTCTGTTGGCGTTCTTACATATCTGAAGAGTTCGAATATAATTCAGTCGGGTCTACGGTATGGTAATGAGCATATGTCCTATTTCGGATTCCCAGTAAATACAAGCCCGACGACCGCTCAGGTGTTCGCCAAGGCCATAAACAGTGAACGTATGATTGCCATCTATCCTGATGGTGGTATTACGACGATTACTGATGCTCTGGGCAATGATGTGGAATATCTGGTTGATGGTTCTTTGCTCGCGGCCGCAGTAGCAGGTCGTGACGTTTCGCCGGCTTTCGATGTAGCAGAACCGCTTACCAGGAAACCGATCAACGGATTTACCAGGTTATACCGCCGGTTGGATTCCGTAACCGCTGCCCAGACTGCGAATGCTGGTATTACTCTTCTCGAGGAGTTGGCCGCAGGAATTCAGGTTAAGTTTGGTTTGACAACGGATACCTCGTCCGTATTGACCAGAACGCCTTCGATTATTCGCACAAAGGACTTTGTACAGAGAGGTGCCCGGTCGATATTGAATCCATATATTGGAACGAAGAATCTTACGCAGAGGATTTCGGGGATTGTTGCGACATTGAGTTCTTATCTATCGGCTCTGCAACAGGCCCAGATT